AGCAGAGCAGAAAATCGTTAGATACTGTGCCGTTTTAGAGGGAGTTTCAATGATCCGACTAGATTTTGCTGGGTGGTCACGTTCAGTCAGTGCATCAGCAATAAAATCAAAGTGCGATAAAGTTAGTGCTTTCGTACTTTATAGATCGATAGTTGATATGAGCAAAGTATCTTTGAATGATTTTATTTCAGTTTATCAAGATACTGTGCGAGCAGAAAATAAAGATATTGATGCAGCAGGAGTGATCAAAAAATGTCAGGATTTATATTTTGTCTTTAATCCATCTAAAAGACCAGTAAATGCAGTTGAAGCATCAGCACCTCTTTTGATGGGGAATGAAGTTGAGCAATTTGTACCTACAAAGGGTTATCAAAACTTCGATGTTTTTAGCAAAAATCTTACTACTCTTTAAATAATTTTGAATCCAATTGAATTGTTAATTTAAAAAACTTTATAAATATAAAGAGAAATATTATGCCAAAAAAAGCGTATATCATTGTTCATGATGGTACAAACATCCTTATTGGACAAGGCGGTAAGTCGGGTAAAAATAAAACAGTTCGTCAGGGATATCACTTACCTGGCGGTACGGTTAAACGTAATCCTAAGGAAACTGTAATTAGAGAGCTAAAAGAAGAAACAGGAATTGTTTTAGACGAAGCTCAAATTACTGAAAATGCCAGACAAATGGTTGATGAAGAATACACTATAGACTTTTTTATAGTCGAAGTTGAAAGTGTTGAAACACTGGTAAAACAGTTTCAGCGTCCTCCAGTCACTAATACCAGAGATGAGCCTTTTGCAAGTTTATTAAGCTTAGAGTCTAAAGACTCATGGGATAATGAAAACTTTGATGAAAAATATAATACAAACTGGTTTGGTGAAGGGTTGAGTTTATTTAAAGACATCCTAAATCCTACATAGTCTGCAATAAAACCTCCTCCGGGAGGTTTTTTTTAATGGGCGCAATTTATGAACGAAAATGACTACTTCTGGAAAACTAAGAAGCGCCCACCAAAAACTAAGCCCCGAGCAAAACCATTACCTAAGGCCAAAGATACATATCTAGAAGCAGAAGAAGAATTTGAACAGGCTTTGAATGCGCTAGGTATCAAGTATGAGAAGAAATTTCATTTCAAATCCACTAAGCACTGGCGTTTTGATTTCCATTTGATTGAGCATCGAATCTTGGTCGAGATATCTGGTGGACCTTGGTCAGGTGGTCGCCGTGGCAAATTAGCCAATAAAGCTTGGAGCATGGATCGATATGATCATGCTACCGATATGGGTTTTACAGTTGTTCGATTAGAGTCTGCTAACAGATACAAGATTGATGAATTTGGCCCATTACAGATAGAAGCTCAATTCGCATCTCAATGGCTTAAAAACTTAAAGAGAGAATCATTCAATGGACCAGATCAGACCATTCCCGCCAACGGATCTGATTGATCAGGCAGAGGAAGAAGAAGCTATTCGCTTAGCGCACGCCGTGGAGTTAAAAGACTGGGTGATTAAAAACTTCTTAACGCTTGGTGGTGCACTTCACAACCCAGACCATGACCATATTGCTGAACTGCTTCATGATGACGAAACTTTCCTAGCTTTTGCTTGGGCATCATCTGCATGCATGGCGAAGAAACGCATGGTTTTAGGTCAATGTGAAAAAGTGATGTTTAACCAAGGCGGATGGAAGAAAGCACGCCAGGAACAACAGATGCGTGACTGGTTTGGCTATGTACCAGTTTATCTAATCACTATCGATGCAAGCTTTTGTGAAAACTCGAATGACCGTGACTTCTGCGCATTGATCGAGCATGAGCTTTACCATATCGGTGTTGAGCGTGATGAAGATGGTGAAATCATCTATAGCGACCATACAGGATTGCCAAAGCATTACTTGGCCGCTCATGATGTAGAAGAGTTCATTGGCGTGGTCAAACGCTGGGGAGCAAACGAGAACGTGAAAAGGCTTGTTGAAGTTGCTAAGCAAGCGCCGTTTGTATCAGAGAAGAATATTGCTGCGTGTTGTGGGACCTGTTTGATCGGGTAGTTTTAAATTTTTTTGCCCACTTACCTTGATGTACCTTGATGGATGGTGAGTTATGGCAAGACTTAAAAAAACTGAAAAAACCTTTATTGTTCGGTCACTTGCACAGTTTATGACACCTACCGAAGTAGTTAAGGACATCAAGGAAAAATTCAAAATTGATGTATCACCTCAACAGGTGGAGACTTACGACCCAACAAAGGTGGCTGGTGCTGATTTATCTCAAGAATTTGTAGATCTATTTAACGAAGCAAGAAAGGAATATTTAGATCAACCGCTACACAACATTGTTGGTGCCAACGACATTGTTCAACTACAGATTCTCAGTGATCTTTTGGTTTCAAAAAAAGGCAATGCTGTCATGTCCATTAAATTAATTGATCAAATCCAAAAGATCATGAAGGGACATTACGAGAAAAAGATTGAGATCACTGGTGCTGGTGGCACTCCACTACAAACTACGACTGTTCAAGCAACCCAAGAACAAGTAAATGAAGCTGTGAGGAAAGCCCAAGAGGAATACTAAATGGATCTACAAACACAGGTAGAGAAAAAGCTGTGTGAGGATGAGCATTTATATTTCACACGAAGATTCTTTAAGCCTCGAATGGGCTTCAAGTTCATGGTGAATTGGCACCACCAGTATGTCGCTTGGCTCATCGATGAGGTGATCAAAGGCAATATCGCCAACTTGGTGATTAACGTTCCTCCTGGTGCGGGTAAAACTGAGTTAACGACAAACTTGATACCACGTGGACTTGCACTCAATGCTCGCTCTCGTTTTTTGTATTTGTCATTCTCACAATCCTTGGTCGAAGGGGTGTCCGATACCGCACGTGACATTGTGAAGTCGAAGGACTTCCAAGCTATGTGGAACCTGCAGGTATCAAATAGCACTGACTCGAAGAAAGAATGGAAAATTACTGTAGATGATTACGATGTCGGGCATATCTACGTTGCTTCAATGGGCGGTCAGGTTACTGGTCGCCGTGCAGGAACCTTAGCTGAACAGGGCTTTACGGGTTGTATCATTATCGACGATCCACTTAAGCCAGAGGATGCCTTTAGTAAAATCAAGCGTGATTCAGCAAACCGTAAAATTCTAAATACGGTGAACTCACGTAAAGCCAAGTCTGATACGCCAATCATCATGATTATGCAAAGACTACATGTTGAAGATCCAACGAACTTCGTCATGACAGGTAATTTACCAGGTGATTGGGAACAGGTCTCAATCCCTGCGCTGATTGATGATGCCTACATTGATACTTTACCTGATCATATTCAGCGATTGGTACCAAGGGATGTTGAACGTGATGAGAAGGGGCGTCAAAGTTACTGGCCGCAGAAAGAAACACTGAAATCTTTGCTACAGCTTGAAAAAGGTGGGCAAGACAAAGAGGGGGCGACAGTATCTCGTTATACCTTCAGTAGCCAGTACATGCAGAATCCGAAAAAATTGGGTGGCGATTTAATCAAGGCTGAATGGTTTGGATCTTATAAGGACTTACCTCCACTTCAATGGCGTGCAATTTATGTCGATACAGCCCAAAAGATCAAAGAGCACAACGACTTTACCGTGTTTCTTTTGGTTGGGTTGGGTATCGATGGAAAGCTCTACCTGATTGATCTGCTTCGAGGTAAATGGGAGGCACCTGAGATGAATAGGCAAGCTAAGGCATTTATCGATAAGCATAAGGACTATACCTACGAGACTAGACCTATACGCTGGATGAAGGTCGAGGATAAAGCGCATGGTACCCAATTGATTCAAAATCTCGGCACCTATGCAGGTGTGCCAGTTATTCCAGTGCAGCGAAGCACAGACAAGTTGACACGTTTTATGGACATTCAGGTACCACTCGAAAACGACTTTGAAAATAAACCAGATGATCGTTTTGTATTACTGCCAATCAATGCACCGTGGGTTGCGGCATTTATTGAAGAGTGTGAGTCCTTCAATGCTGCGATGACACAAGATCATGATGACCAAGTGGATACACTGATCGATGCGGTTGAAGAGGCAACGGTAATGCAGAACTATCACGAACCAATGACGGGTTAAGTTATGGCTAAGAAAGACAAAAAGAAAGAATCGAATAGCCCCCAATCAGTTGGGGGCTATTTGTATTCGCAGCAAGCTGAAATGGCATTTCTGAACTTTCTGACACGCATGCCTGATCTGGATGAGGTGTTAAGAAAAGCAGGTGTACCACGTCATCGATTATCAGTATTGATGTATGACGATGAGATCTATCAGTGTGTTGAGAAGCGTCAGGATAAGCTTGAAGCTGCTCCATTTCGATTGGAGCCAGCGGAAGGATTACCTGCTCAAATTCTACAGAGTGAACTTAAGAAATGGTGGTCTGAACTTGTACTGGGTACTCAAGATGCGCGCTGGTATGGATATTCAGTTCTTGAGGCTGTTTATACTAAACCAGAAAATCCATCTTTATTTATTGAGGGTCCCAACATCACCACATTCATTGGCTGGCAATGGGTTGGCAAAAAGCCGATGCAGTGGTTTGAGCCTAAGAATGATGGTCGATTGATGTTATTGCAAAACTACAATGATCAGCATCGTGATATTGAGTGTAATCAACAGTTCAAGCATTTCTTGACGCAGTGTAAGCCTAGTTTTGAAAACCCTTATGGTGAAGCTTTATTTAGCCGACTCTACTGGTTGTGGTTCTTTAAAAATGGAACGGTCAAATACTGGGCAAAGTTCGTAGAGCGCTTTGGTAATCCAATATTAAAAGGCAAGTCTAAGAATGTGCCAGCTATGCTTAAAGCGCTACTAAATGCACATGCAAGTTCAGTACTCTCTCTTAATCCAGATGAAGATGCTGATATTATTTCGGCATCATCAAATGGTACTGGTGGATCAGCAGCATTTGAGAGTTTTGACAAGAAGATTGAGCGAAGCATTCAAAAGCTCGTTCTTGGCCAGACCTTAACCAGTGGTACCGATGGAGCAGGATCAAGAGCCTTAGGTGAGGTTCACCTAGAGGTTCAGAATAATAAAGTTGATGCTGATATTCGGATGATTACCTCGACTATTCAAGCCATGATCGATGCAATTTGTGCCTTGAACAACTGGGAACGTCACATCATCGTCATTGGGGATGAGAAATCCTTGAATGCTCCTAAGGCTGACCGTGACGTGAAGCTAAAGAACGCAGGCGCCAACCTGACGAATCAGTACTTCATGCGAGAGTACGGCTTACAGGATGGTGATGTTGCTGAAGTGACACCTCAAGGTGCCACCTTGGTGTCACCAACGTTCACTGCCTTGCCAAATCAGGCATTCAGCTTTAAGGCATCTGCAAAAAAGTTATCTGCAGAGCAACAAGAAGTTGAAGAACTTACCGATGGTCAGCGATCGATTGAGTTATTGGATCAGAAGCAAGTGAATGAGCTGATTCAATCCAGCGAGACGCCTGAGGCTTTGGCATTCAATCTTATGCGGCTGATGCCTGGTGCAAGTGAAAGCCAATTTACGGCCAATCTAGAAATGGCTTTGTATGCAGCTGATGTGCTGGGGTATGTCACGGCAAGTGGGGATAAATGAACCGCGTTACTTTTGGTGTATAAGTCATTAGAATCATTACCACTTTATAAGAAAATATAATTTGGGGTGGTAATGATTGATCTTACAAAGTTAATAGAACTTTATATTAGCCGTAAGGATAAGTTTGCCAAATCAGAAGATAGGGCAAGGCGTAGATTGGAATACTTTAGTGAGATTTCTGAAATTGAATCTAATAAGGATATGTCTTCCGATGAAAAAAGAGCAAGAAAGAATTCAGCAGCTCAAAAGTTAACAGGTAATGGTTTAGCATCTTACGACTTGGTTGATTATTATTTCAGACATCCTAATTTTATAAACTTTGAAGTTATTGCACCAATTGTAGGATTTTGGGATCAAGTTCTTATTAAGACGACTGATGAAAATGAAAGAATCACCAAATTAGATTTAAATATGAAAACCTACTCCAAAGAAGTTGCAATGGCGCTCTTTTCGTTGACTTTCATTGCATTCATTTTTCTTGTCTGCATATCTCTGGGAGGTCGGTTTATAAACTATATGGCTGTGAACTATTACATGAGTAAGAGTGTAATAGGTATTGGTTACCTCATACTAATTTCACCAATATTTTGCTTTTGGTTACCTCATACTAATTTCACCAATATTTTGCTTTTGGTTACTCTTATTTTATTGGTTTTTAAACCTGACTGACTTGAAACGGTTGGTCAAGTAATCAGAAAAATTAGCAGCTTATAGCTGCTTTTTTTATGGGTGATGATATGCAACCTGTTACATTCATAGAGGCTCTGCATTTCGCTCAGTCTCGTAAAAGCGTATTGCCTGATGAATTCTACTCAATGGATCTCAATACACGGCAATTGGCAACTACGGTGAGTTTTCTGTCTGGTATTGAGCAGGTTGAGACAGTCATTAAGTCGCTCAATAAGATCTTAGCTGAAGGCGGAACATTCAACGACTTTCAGAAGTTGGTTGAAGAAAATGAGATCGTGCTGAGTAAGCATTATCTCAAGAATGTATTCCGTACTAACATCCAGACTGCTTATGGTCACGGACGTTGGCAACAACAGCAGAAGAATAAGACAAAACGTCCTTATTTAATGTACTCAGCGATTGATGACACGCGAGTGCGTCCTAGCCATTTGGCTTTGAATCGAATCATCAGACACATCGATGATCCGTTTTGGCTATTGTACTACCCACCGTGGGGATTCATGTGCAGATGTACCGTGATTGCATTGACTGAGAAAGAAGCGAAGAAGCTTGGTATTACTTCTGATGAAGATCTACCTCAAATTGCAGAAGATATGGGTTGGTCTACCAGTCCATTAACATTCGGTGAGATGCAGGATGTAGTCGATCAAAAGATTGCTGACTCAATTCTAGATAAGGAATATTTACTGGAGCAGAAACAAGCAATACAAGCTGAATGGACTGCCAGTAAGAAGTTGATGAGCCTTTTATCTCCAATGAATGATACCAGTCGAGATCTATTCAATACGATTGCCGACACCGTGGTACCACTCGATCCAACACTCAGACCAAGTGCGATTAAAACGTTAGTTGATTACGTGCAGGGCAATGATGCTGCATTAACAGCTTATGTTCAGAAGCCTGCTATCTCATTGGCAGAGGAAGTGCTTAAGCGCTGGGTCAAAGAGGATATGGCCAAGATTCAGGCTGTATCTGCAAACACCCTTGATGTAGTCACAGGATCTACAACACTGGCTTATGCAGCTTCGCTTGAAGTGGGTAAAGTTATCACCTTGGATTCGCCGTTGCTGCTTAAAGGTGTTCAATCAAACATCGTTATTCAAATTGAGAATGCAAAAGGCTTAGGTATTGATCTAGAAAAGCTCAATGCTGGGCAAGGTGTGTTGTTTGAGATGGGTTTGGTATTTGAGGTGATTTCAGTGGAAATAGTGGAAGGTAAGATGGTCTGCTTACTACAGAAAAAAGATTAATTTACAAAAGCATATATTTGGTATTAGTTTAAGTTTAGGTAATTTCACCTTTACGGAAATACGAAATGCTAGCTCTTAGTGAAAGTAAAGCATTTAGAACACTTACCCAATCAGAAGAGTTGATCAGGGTGTATACAAATGCGAGAAATAGTGGTTTTTTAGGTGATCCTGATCCCAAGTATGGATTTGTAAATTATCCTAAACTTATTGAGCACTTTCAGATAGTTAATCCACTGGAGTGGTTCGGCAGTAGAGATACTGAACTATTGATTAATTTTATGAATACCCTAGTACGTGATCATAAAACTAAAATATCGACAAATGGCTGGAGATTAAGTTTTGCAGCTTTTTTAAATTTTTGGATAATGTTTGAAAATAGGGAGGCATTAGAGGTATGTTTTTTAACCGATGAATTAAATTGGGATAAAGACCTTGCTGAGCTCTTTCTGGATACCGCGAAAAAATTTAGCTAATTAATAATTTATGTGATGTCAAAACCGCCGTAAAGGCGGTTTTTTTATGGAGCATGAAAATGCCAGAACAAAACGAAGAGCGCTTGAAGTACCTATTCAATGCATCAGCAATTGAGGTGCCTAAGGCAGAAGAAGGGAAAAAGCGGAAATTCAATGGTACTGCTTACGCTGGTGGGCGCGTAGATGGCCACTGGTATTGGGGGCGTTCAGGAGTTGTATTCGACCTTGATGGCATTGAGATTGATCGACCTACAGCGTTGCTTGAAGAGCACTTCAGTTCAAGTCGCATCGGTGTAGTGCGCGAAGTTGATACCAATGGAAAAATCAATGTATCGGGAGACTTCCTAACTAATACCAAGGCGCAAGAAATCGTACAGGACTCTGACGATGGGTTTCCATTTCAGATGTCCATGATGATTGATCCTGGTTCTATCGAAGAGGTGGCTCAAGGTAAACAAGTGGTAGTGAATGGACAGACTTTTGAGGGTCCAGTCACTGTATTCCGTCAAAACCGTATTCGTGAGTTCACGATCTGTTCAACAGGAGCTGACCGCAATACATCAATCAAAGCCTTCTCAGGCAAATCTACCCCTAACCCAACCAAAGAGGAAACGGACGTGACCGAACTCGAACAGGCGAAAGCCCGCATTCAGGAACTTGAGACTAAAAACTCAGAGCTTGAAACCCAAAACAAACAATTCGCGGCAGCAAAGCGTGATGCTGAGATTACCGCTTTAGCAAAAGATTTAGGCAAAGAATTTAGTGCTGAAGATGTAGCGGAAATGAAAACGTTAGATGACTCTGCTTTTGCATTTTCAGCGAAACAACTTCGTCAATTTTCAGCAGGTAGTCAGCCTCCCGCAGGTCAGCAACAACAGCAATCTCACACCGTGCCGCCTCACTTACAGCACTTGTTTAGCCATCAAGCTACAGGTGGTCAGGGTGGACAGCCTGGGCAAGGTGGTAACGGCAATGAACAGCATCGCTTCACATCTGGTGCACAAGCATTCGCATCACAAAACAAAGGGGCTTAATTCATGAGCGGAAAAACATATCTAGGGAGCGTGACCCGCGAAACACGACAATTCATTCTGGATGTTGAAAAGTTGCGCCGTGCTAATGCAAAGATTACCGCTGCCAAGGCTTATAAGGCTGGTGATTTGCTGACTTTGTCGGATGCAAATGTGGTTGATCTCGCTGCAGATGAAAAAACTTGGCAAGTGATTTGTGGTCGTGATGTGACAGCAGTCGAAGCTACACAAATGGCAGCTGATGGCGTAGAGCTTCCGATCTACTTTGGCGGTGTTTTTAGCGTGGAAGCGATTCGTCTCTCAGGTGAATATCTTGTAACCGCTAAGTACGATGCTGCACGTGCGAAGGCAACCCTAAACAACATTGAACTTTCAAAAGTATAAGGACTTTAAAACATGCCTCAGTCATTTACAGTTAATGGCGCACCACTTGAGCTACTTAATGTTGGTGAGCTTGCGTTAATTCATACGAATTACAAGCCAATGGATACTTGGCTTTTAGATAAGTTCTTCCCGAATCGCCCATCATTCGATCGCGATGAAGTGCCATTAGCAGAAATCAATACAGTGCACGATTTAGCGCCATTGGTCTCACCACATCAACCTGGTAAGCCTTTTGACACTAAACGCGCTGCTAAAGTTGAATTCGTACAACCCGCTTATTACAAGCCAAAAAATATGGTGACTCCTGCAACTGCTTTTGATGAAGCACTCATGGAGCGTTTGCGTACTGCGGGTATCATCTCTACTGGCAGTCAGCAATTGTCTGATCAAGAAAAGATGGTGATTGCTCAGATCGCTGTCATGAAACGCAACCATGATGCAATTGATAACTCAGTTTTGTTAATGGCCACTCAGCTTTTACTTAACGGGAAGTATGTTCTTCAATCAGATGATTATGAATACAACTTAGTTGATTATGAGCGCGATGCGTCACTCACATTTACACCGTTGACTCCTTGGAACCAAGCAGGTGCCAAGCCTGTAACTGATATTGAAACAATTGAAAAACTCTTGCTGGATGCTAATGGTGGTAGCTCAAAAGCTTACTTGATGTCTGGGAAGGTGTGGATTGCCTTATCATCGAATGACGAGTTTAAAGAGCGTTTTGTTAAGCCTTATGCGGGTATCGCCGTTCCATACAAGCCAAGCTTGAATGTTCAAGAGGGCGCTTCATTTAAAGGTTATTTAGATGAAAAAGAGTTATGGGTATTCGATGCTACATACCGTTTATCATCTGGTGTACAACGCTTTATTCCTGATGATTATTTTGGGGCGATTTCAGACCTCAATGGTTCTATTGCTCAGTGCAAAATCAAGAACATGTTAGCCAATGGTGCTGTGCAAAAGTACTTTGACCGCCAATGGTATAACGAAGATCCAAGTGGGATTTTCTTAATGACAGAATCTGCTCCACTTGCCGTGCCATCAAACAAAAATGGCGTATGTGGTGGTACTGGATTTATTGTTTAAGGAGGCTTAGATGCCAAAGTACATTGCAAAGCAGTCCATCGGTCATTTTAGACCAGGACAAGAAATTACAGGGCTTGAAGCTAAACAACTTCAGGCCCTTTTAGCAACTGGGGCTATTGAAGAATATCAAGAGCCTGAGGAACCTAAGGCGGATGGTACCGCAGCACAGTTAGCAAATCTTGCTGCTGAGGTTGCAGGGCTGAAAGCGAATGAACTTAAGCTGATTGAAGCTAAGGGCAAGGCTGAACAAGAAAATGTAGATCTGAAAGTGAAGGTTGAAGGTTTAGAGAAATCGCTGAATGCTTCAGAAGCGGCTTTGAAAAAAGCGACTGCCGAGGCCAAGAAGGCTGCAACGCCAACTGAAAAATAAGTAGGTGATCCATGTATGCAACGCGTGAGGATTTAATCGCTCGGTTTGGTGCAGGAGAAGTGGACAATTTAGAGGCTTTGCAAACCACAACCGATGCGATGGAGGAAGCCCTTCGTGATGCTGCTGAGGAGATTGATAGTTATGTGGCAGTGAAATACAAGCTGCCACTACCTAGCATCCCAAGTACGTTAAAGCGAGTCGCATGCAATATTGTGCGATATCGTTTGTATTTTCAGCAACCCACTGAAGAAATTGAAAATCGCTATGAAGCAGAGATTAACTATCTCAAGCGAATTGCTGATGGAAAGGCTGTTCTCAATATTCTTAATGACCAAAACCAAGTCACTGAAGAAAAGCCAGTGAATGCACCAGCAACGATGCCGATCGGCAGTACATATCGTGGTGGTGTATTTGGGGATGCAACTTTAGACATGATGCCTAGCATCAAGTGAGGTGAGGGTGGCCTTCTCAATATCACTAAAAGCAAGTGATGAATCACCGATTATTGCAGTACTTTCTAGAATAGCTGGATTTAATAAAACTCAGTTATTTGAAGAAATTGGTGCGTATGGAGTCACATCAACCCAGTTCCGATTTGCTGATCAACATAATGTGAATGGCAATCCATGGAAGCAATCTTGGAGAGCCAAGGCGCAGAATGGACAAACAGGTCGTGATAATGGTGATCTTCTCAACGGATTGAGCTATCAACTCTTACCCAATGGTGTTGAATGGGGGGCTAATGTCGATTATGCCCATGTTTTTCATTTTGGTGCTCATATTGTTCCTAAGACGGCTGAGTACCTTGTCTTTAATGTGATGGGAAGCTGGCGCAAAGTCAAAGAGGTTGATATTCCTGGGCGTGAGTTCTTGGGTATTAATGAAGATGATGAGAGCAGCATTCTAGATATTATTGGAGCACATATACTTGGCTAATTTCTTTGCTGTGCGAAGTGAGATTGCGCAGAAGCTTGCTGAGGTGGTTGGATTGAAAAAGATCTATACACCAAACAATTCCGTCAAAGTCACTGAAATGTCGCAAATCACACCTGCAGCTCACGTAAATTTTGTGCGGATTTCACCTTCTGATAGTGCTGGCAATGGTAAGGTCAATATGCTTGCTAAGCAATGGTCTGTCACGGTTGCTTGTCGTAATGCGCAATCACAGCAAGACGATATCAGCGCCGTAGCAGATGAAGCGGGTAGTTTTCTGCAAGAGATCATTGAGCTATTGAGTGGCTGGCAACCACCATCTTCAGCTAGACCTTTAAGTCTTGTTGCTGTGCGAGATGGTTATGGTCCTGCATTCGTTTACTTAACTGTCATATTTGAATCAAAGGAATTCATATGAAGCAATACAAAGCCCGGCAACCTGTCGGGCGTTTTCGTACTGGGGATATAGTGGGTGGTTTGACCACTGCACAGATCCAAGACTTACTGCAGCGTGGTGTGATTGAAGAAGTGAAAGAGTCTTCTGAGACAAAGCCCACTGTACAAACCAAAACAGCAAAAGAGGCTAAAGTAGATGGCTAAAAGAGAATATATGTCTCTGCAAGGAAAGTTTCATCTGGCGCCAATTACGAATGGTGTGGCTGGAGCACTTCGAGAGTTGGGTAATATTCCAGAATTCGAAGTTGAAATTACTGCAGACGTAATTGAACATAAGGAAAGCATGTCTGGTAATCGAACCACTGATTTTGTCATGGTTACTACTACGGGGGTGAATTTCTCAGGTCAATTGGAAAAAGTTAACAAAGAGAATATGAGCTACATTCTGTCTGGTGAAAACTTTGAAATTCCATCGGAAAGTGTGACTGATTTTTCTTTAGGTACTGTTGAAGTTAACCAAACCATATTAATTGGAGCATACAATCTATCTTCAGTTTCTATCAAAGATTCATCGGCTTCCCCAGTTACGGTAGATCCAAGTAAATACTCATTAGATCCGGCATTTGGTATTTTAAAGTTTAATGATGTTACAGGTTTAACAATGCCTTTGACCATCAGTTACACCTCTGGATCTGTGACTCAAACGACTATCGCATCGGATCTGGATCGTGAGTACTTACTGTTCTTTGCGGGAGTTAATACAGCAAATGGTGATAAAGTGGCCATGAAGCTGTGGCGAACTCAAAAGTCTCCAGAAGCTACATTCCCATTGATTCATGAAGAATTAGGCAAATATCAAATCGATGGTCGTGCTATGTCGGATTTAACAAAAGCCAATGATTCCAAACTTGGATTGTATGGCCATTTTGTCACTATTCCCGCTGTAGCCAACCCATAATAATTTTACAGGCACAAAGAATACCAGGCGCACGAGCGTCTTTTTTTGTGCCTGTTTTTTAGGATTACATCATGAATGATTTCTTCATTGCAGCGAACCGTAGCTTGAGTCTTGAAGTTGATGACGTTTCGCTTGAGGTTCGGCAAATTACCATGAGTCAGTTTGATTTATGGGTAGGTGCTGCTGATCCTATTAAGAATATACTTGGCAATGTGAGTGATTATTCAGATGAAATTCTTAAGAAGGTGATTCAAAAACATTTGATTGAATGTGTGGTGATGCTTCAACTCATCACTGATCTAGATCATCAAGCGATCTTGAGAACGGCAGAAGACCATGATGTATTTATTCAACTACTGCGAACTAGCTTAAAAGCAAATCAGGCATATTTCGTTGATAAAGAGCAGAAATCAAAACGCCGTGAAACGCGTACTGAAACCAATGATAAGGATTCAATTTGGTTCGATTCATTCCAACTGCTGGTATCGAATGGCCATAGCTATGAAAGCATCATGAATATGACCTATGGAGCATTTAAGCTTTGTGCCGAAGCAGTAGTGAAGCGTGAAAAGCAGAATATTGCCACTCAATCTAATATCATCCGTATGGCCCATCATGCAGCAGCAAAGCAGTTCAAAAGTTTTATTGATGAATTGAAGGAATAAAAATAGACTAGATCTCACAATAAAGGGGGGGATTCATGAAAAAACTTATAATTTTAGCTTTAACTGTTATTTCGACCACTGTTTTTGCTGGCAGTACTACAAATAATTTTAGAACCAACTCTGGTGATATTGTCTCAGTCGGTCAAACTGAAGAGTCATTGATTCAGAAGATGGGTAAGCCTAAACCAAAGCACTATGTTCTTGATGATGGTCAATTTTACTGTGCAGCCACTGAGTATCTGTATCGAGTTGATATGCAGGAATACACGGTAATTTTGTGTCGTGGAAAGATTGTTAAGATTGAGTGGCGGAATGCTTAGGGGAATTTTATGAGCACAGTTGAGTGTATTGCATGTGGACACGTTGGGGCAACAAAGGTAAAGGGTAGTTTTTTCATCACTTTGATTTTACTTTGGTTCGCCATTGTTCCTGGTGTTATCTATGAGATTTGGCGAAGATCAGGAGGAAAAGTATGCAGTGCCTGTGGAAGCAGCAACGTAAAGCTTTATGTTCCTCGTCCAGTTCAAGTTCAGCAACAGCCTCAGGTTGAACCATTGCAGAATAGAACTAAGCTAGTCGCCACAGATATGTTTGCTCATAACGCTGGAAATAAAGCACAGCTAAATGACGACGGAGTGGAGCAAAAAAATTGTCCAGACTGTCGTGAGTTGATTCGGTTTGATGCTCGTAAGTGTAAGCATTGTGGAAGCATGATTGGCGATGCAACTTAGATCCGAATTAAATAAATAGATTCAAAAAACCGACTCAGAAGAGTCGGTTTTTTATTGCCCATAATTTGAGGTTTGTATGTCTGGAAAGAATTTAACGTTTAAATTGGTGATGGATGCAGACACCAAAGATTATGTATCGAATACAAAGCAAGCCCAAGATGTAACGGTAAAGGTTTTTGGGGAGATTAAACGAGAGGCGGAAGAGGTTCGAAAAGCTTCTGAGGCTATCTCAAAAGAACTTGAAAACATTGTTCCCAAGGGTACCAAAGAATTAGTTGAAAGCCTGAATCAATCACTGACTAAGGCAACTGAAATTATTAATGGTGCTGGTGAACATGCAAGTGAAGCCGCTAATAATTTTACTGATTTTGGTCGTAAGTCAGAAAAAGCGATCGATGTAGTTAAGTCAGATCTCGCTGAAGCAAAACAGAAATTACAAGAATTTGCAGATACCAAAGCTACGCCAGCAGACATTGATCACGCTCAGGCTGAAGTTGATCAACTTGAAAAAGAAGTTCAACAGGTCGATCAGGCATTTGATGGCTTTAACGGTGCAGTTGCTGATGCTGGTGTACAAGCGGAAAAGTCTAATTCTAAAGTAGAAACACTTTCAAAAGGTTTTGGTGCTGCTAAGTTTGCTGTGACAGCATTAGTTGGGGCGATGGGCGCTTTGGGTGTGGGTCTAGGCATTCGAGAATTAGCTCAAGCAGCTGATTCTTATACTAATCTTTCAGTAAGAATAAATATAGCAACCCAAGAGGGTGGAAATTTTAATCAGGCTATGGCTGGTGTTCATCAAGTTGCCTTGATGACTAATTCAACTCTTGAAGCCACAGGCAGTCTATTCACTCGTATCAATACGATCAGTAAAGATATGGGGATGTCTCAACAACAAGCCTTGGATTTAACCAAAACTGTTACACAGGCAATTCAAATTGGTGGTGGATCAGCAGAAGCAAGTGAAGCAGCTGTACAGCAATTCATTCAAGCAATGCAAGGTGGCGTACTTCGTGGTGAAGAGTTTAACTCCATCATGGAAAACGGCTATGGACTAGCTGAAGCATTAGCCAAGGGGTTGGGAGTCACCACTGGTGAACTCCGAAAGATGGCTGAGAATGGGGAGCTTTCATCAGAGCGCGTCATCAAGGCTATTCAGTCTCAATCTGCATCAATCCAAGAAACATACAACCAGTTCCCAACAACGATTTCCAATGCATTGCAAAAGATTGCTACTTCTTGGCAGATCTTGATTGGTGAGATGGATCAGGCAAATGGAGCATCGGCTACTGTAGCGCAATGGTTGTCCACTCTTGCCGATAATATGAGTCTTTTGAAACCAATCATTGATGATATTGGACAAGGACTTATACGTTTTGGCGATTATTACTCGAGCATCTACGATCAAAGTACTTTAGATTCACTTAAAACTGCATTAGTAAGTATCTACAACACCATTAAAACCTTATTTAATACTGTGCTTGAGGTTGGTGAAGCAACAAACGACTTATTCAGTGATGCTCTTTCTGCAGTATTAGGATTCACTGATGGATTATATCCAGCAGGGCAGCAAGTCAGTGGGTTTCAAAAGTTTATTGATCTGCTCAATATCGCAATTGGTTTGTTGAGTGATGGATTTAAGTCTATTGGTATTGTGGTGAATTTATTCACTGGCACCTTGTATAGTTTGGCTTCGGCTTGGTATGAATTGAAATCTATATTCACTTGGGGTGACGTTAAAGACCAAGCGATTGCCAATATGGAGGCAATGAGGGCCAAGTCTCAGGAGTATTTTGACAAAGGCTTTGATGACATTAAGAACTTCGAGTCTCAAACACTAAGTTCGATAGATAACATCAAGAAATCTGAGGAACAAAAGAACCAGGAACTCATAGCAGATAATCAGAAGAAACTTGATGATCTAAAAGCCCAAGAGTCGAAACATCAATCTGATTACAAAGCTATCAGTGATGAGCGTCTGCACTTGGAGCAACAGCTATTTGATGCTCGTAAGTCTGGTAACCAAGCATCTATTGATCTGGCCACGAAAGGCTTGGCTGAACTGGATGCGAAAGAAAAGGCATATCAAGCTGAAAGCCAAAAAATCACTGATGCCAAGATTGAGTCAGCGCAAGCCATTGCAACAGCAATGATTCAATCATCTGATGCTGCAGGTATGGCTCAACTGAAAGTTCTGAATGCTCAACTTGCTACTCAGGGCTTAAAGGCTGAGTTTGATAGCACTGGCAAAGTCATTGTAAGTGCTATGGTAACCAGTGTTGAATCGGTTGCTTCTTTAGAAGGAAAGTTGGCTGCAGGTCGCAAAGGGGCAACTGCATTAGGCATCGACATTGATGTAGCTCTAAATAAGGTATCAGAGGGTTTTACTAGTAAAACCAAATCTCTTGATGATTTTACTCAAAATTTAGAGTTAATGGGAGCTAAAGGAAAGCAAGCTGCAGACCTAACATATCAAGCTTGGATCAAATTACTGGAGACAGCGAAAAGCCAAGCTGAAATTGATGCAGCTAAGGCAAGACTTAAGGAGTTTGGAGATCAAGGCAAGATATCAACAAGTCAGGTAGAGTCTGGTTTAATCGCAATTAAAATGCAGGCTCAGAAACTTCCTGATGATATAGACCCTGTGACTGAGTCTTTTAAGCGTCTAGGCATCGAAACTAAAGAGAATCTGAAACTAGCCGCCAAACAAGCAATGATGGATTTCATCAATATTCGTGATAGTGGTAAAGCAACGGCTGAAGGTGTTCAAAATGCTTATGAAAAGGCAGCTCAGGCAGCGGCTCTGTCAGGTGATCAAGCTGAGATTTCAGCGATAAATGCTGCTGGAGCAGGACGTAATCTCCAAGTGCAGATCGATGAAACAGGTAAGGCTTCTGTCTCTGCGATGAATGATCTTACTTCGGCGAATGAGCGCGTCGGAGACTCTGCTCGATCAGCGATCAGTGGATACCGTGAACTCGGTGATGCTGTTAGACAGGAGGCTAAAAGCTCAATTGAAGCGTGGAACGAAATGATGGATGCTCGATCAAAAGCTGAGAAAGAGAATAAGACTCAACGTGTAGGTGCTGACTTTACGACTTATAACGTTTCCGATATTCAATCTAAGTTGTCTGGTATGGGTTATGACGAAGCTGAAGCAGCCAAGATTGCCAAGAACATTCTTAATCAAGGTTTGGAAATTGATAAGAATAAGGCAAGGGATGCGCGTGCACGTGGTGATGAGTACACAGCTAAGGCATTTGAGAAGTTATTAAACAATGGTCAAACCTCTGCGTTTGGTACCCAAAAAGTAAATGAGTTACTTGTTCGTTATATGGCAGGTCAAGGATCCGCAACAGCAGGCACCAAGAGTACAGTTGTTAATGCTCTTGCACCCGAAGTGAATGTGGCGGTACCGACAGCTACTGTAGAGCAGCCATCAGCCAAAACTGTGACCTATAACCTTTCAATTGGTGGGAAAACGGTAGAGGTATCAGGGGATGAGTCATCTCAAGTCGATATGAATGCATTTATGAGTGAGTTAGAGCGACTCAAAAAAGGTATGTAACACATGAAACTTACACGCAAATCAACAAACGAAACCGTCACCTTGAGTGACGGTTTTTTATGGTCAGATGAATTTGATTGGAATGGCATTGAGCAAATCATTGAACCTGCTTTAGATGGCACTCCAATTATTCAAGAAGGGAAGTGGAAATCTGGTCGGCCAATCTCTTTAACGGCTGACAAGAATATGGCTTGGTTAAAACGACATGTTGTGAGTCGCTTAAAAGAATGGTCTCTACTGCAAGATGAATTCTTTACTTTGAAATTTGAGTATTTACATGATGCTCGAGAGTTTGATGTGAAGTTTCGGCATAAAGATACCGCGATAGAAGCCCAACCTGTTAAAGAGATTCCCTCTGTGTCAGAAGACGAGTATTACAACGTCACTTTAAGATTTGTGGAGTTAAACGATGCCAATTGAAACCAATAATCTCGTCATCTATAAGTCGCAGCGTTTGACTGACACGGAAGATGGTGGAGGAAAATACTCAGGTCAAATTGTGGTGGACGGGGAGAGCAACAATTTATTTCCAGACATATCAGAACTTGATCGCACCATGGGCGATGTATCGATGCGTAAGATCTTTCCTGGTCTAACCAATGAAGATACTGATCCACTCATGGGAGCTACAGCCTTCATTTCAGAGAATCCAGCAGACCCGAATGTATCGGCTTTGCTGTTCAGCACAGAATCATGGACAGATGAACGAGCAGCTGCACAAAACCGTGTAGAGAATTATTTGGCCAAGGGTGCCCAGGCAGTCGGTTCTTTACTTGACGCGGCTTACATGGGCATGAAGTCGATTCAAGTGGCGATGGATACATCTGAAACTGAGAATAATATTGGTGACACAATTATTCTAATTGTGGGAGAAGGAACAGTTAATGAAACAACTCAGTTCTTAAGAATTACAGCACTTGAGACGCGAATTGGTTTGTTAAGGGTAGATGGAAAAACAATTCAATATAAAATTGTTCTGTATTCTTTTAATGATCCACTGAATCACGATTTCATCGGTGTGTCAGCGACACAGTGGTACAACAATACCAAGCCTGCAACCATCATTCGGGATACGATCGTCGCGGATAGTGGTCGTTACTATGCCAGTGTGAATCTGGTTGAAGATGTCAATGTGGGCAGCTTTACCGTCAATGCAGAAAGTATCTATGCTCAGCTCATCCCATCTTCCCAAGTCGAAACGCCCTTGCTGGACTTGAATGCAGTCAGTGAAAATACCGCACTGGTTGCAGGCAGTGATGGAACGATTACAGTTCAATTCACAACAAACGTGAATACAGCACAAAGTCTGTTTCTCGGCTCTAGCGTTATGCCGTGTAGCATGTCGTTTAGCTTGTTCAGTCAATCAATCACGGACAATGGCGGTACGCTTCGCACGGCAACGGGTACTCAAGTGGGAAGTATTGATTATCAAACGGGTCAGATTGTGTGGACCAATGCGATTGGTACAGGCAATCAGGTATTGAATATCACCTTTACACCTGCTGCAGCACCCAACCAGCCTTTTGACTCCTATGCTTTGCCCGTGACTCAGAATAACCAAGGAACCAACTGGACAGGAGTACTACTTCCGATTCCTGCACCTGGTGCGTTGTCCATCTCCTATATGGCGCAGGGTAAGTTTTATGTCTTAAAGGACAATGGTACGGGACGTTTGGTTGGAGCAAACAGTGCTGTAGGTAGTGGCACAGTCAACTATCAGACAGGATCATGGCTGTTAACCACAGGTGCGATACCTGATGTTGGAACACCGATTCTGTTGCAATGGGGGTCACCAATTACAACCTTTGCTCGATCAAATCTTGCTGTACTACCAGCAGCGATTGAGTTTGATTTGGGTCAAGAAGGGCTAAAGTCTGGTAGCGTTAGTGCCACATGGTTACTCGATGGGGTGACTAAAACTGCTACCAGTAATGCGCAAGGTCAATTCACGGGGGATGCCATCGGGAGTATCAACTATGCTGCAGGGACAGGGAAATTGATCCCCAACAAACTTCCACAAAAAGGCACCGTATTTAACTTTGTATTTGATTATGGTGAGCCTGATTCACAAGTCGTTACCAATGTTGTTCCCGATGCAGGCAATAAACTGGTTTTTAGCATTGGTACAGGTGCGGCTATTCAACCCAACAGTGTTGAACTCGATATTCCATTAACCAATCAGCTTTTACAGGCGGGTGGTTCGGTCTTGGTGACAGATGTACCAGTAAGTGGAACCTTGGGGAATTTGGTCGATCGACTGGGTAATGTCATGGGTACGATTAACTACACCACAGGTGCTGTGGAGATCACGCCACATTCAACCTACACACGCTACTCGCAAAATTTCAAATCTCAATCTTACTATTTAGCGGGATAAAAGATGGGCTTCTATTTACCACAGACTGACAAAGTTATTGCGACGCAAGAAACCTATAAAGCCTATGGCACGACTGATATCACTGTGCGTTACCGAGATACTGCAAGTGCAACTGCAGGCTCTAAACAAGTGACCGCATCAAACCTTAAGTTTGATCTTACCAATGGCTTTGATGAACAGATTCTTACTGGTTCAGTACGCTTTAAAGCGGGTGCAGACACCTTTATTGACCGCAGTGGTTTAATTTACCGTAATGTAGATCCGACCACAGGCAGTGCCACACAGAGTGGATCTATTCAATACGGCACTGGGGTGGCGATTGTTGATAGTTGGACACCGGGAGTAGATAACACCCTAACACTCCAGTCTCTCACGACCACAACCGATCTTTTGCCCATTCACCATGTCAGTTTTAGAATGCCAACGATTCCGATTCGTCCTGGTTCTCTGACCGTTGTAGTAGGTGCAATCAGCGGAGGGCAGTTAACCCTGACTGCAAATGAAGCTGGTCTAATTGAGACGACACAAGCGCATGGCTCGATTAACTATGAAACTGGTTTTGTCGATCTTTATTTTTATACCAAAACCAAGATTACAGAAGCCAATCGCGCGGAAATCGAAGCTGAAGAATGGTATTTGCCTGAACTGGAGTTTATCGAAGGTACAGATCATTATATCAATGTGCCATTCTGGATTGCTGCGGATAGCGTGCGTTTCAATGCAGTGGCATATACATACATTCCATTGGATGCAGATATTTTGGGGCTTTCAGCAACGCGCTTGCCACCTGATGGGCGAGTACCCATTTTTCGTGTTGGGGATCTCGGGATTATCAGTGCAACCAAGTTACAGGAACTACCCAGCCATGTTGCAGGGCAAACTTACAACTTGAACGATCAACGTATTTCATGGTGTGAGCTTGAAGATAGTGCTGGAACTAAGGTTCCTTATGACATGTATGTGGTGGATTATGATTATGGGCGTGTGACTCTGGGTGGTGATTTTGCCTTGGGTGCTTTGGTTGCTCCAATCTCGACAAAGTATCGCTATCAGGATATGGGCTTGATTAATGATGTGCAGATTAATGGCCAAGTGACATTTACCAAGCCCTTGACGCACAACTATCAAGCAGAGAATACAGTGGTTGGATCCGCTTTAGTCATCAATGATATGCAGTCGCGCTATACCACTAAATTTGTCCAGTCTGTGTGGAATAACACATGGGCCGATACAGCCTCAGGCACAAGTCTTTCTGCCAATTACAATGATGCGCTTTATCCGATTGCCGTCACAAACAAGGGTGCAATTCAGGAACGCTGGGCGATTGTGTTTACCGATACCACTAACTTCAGAATTATTGGTGAAGATGCGGGTCAAATTGGAACGGGTTCAATTAATGTAGATTGCTCTCCGATCAACCCAGTTACTGGTTCTCCTTATTTCACCATCAAGAAAGAAGGTTGGGGAACGGGGTGGGCATCAGGCAATGTGCTTCGCTTCAATACCAAAGCGGCCACATTCCCAGTTTGGTGCATCCGAACAGTGAAGCAGTCAGAGCCAACAACCATCTCGGATCAATTCCAGATCATGTTCCGTGGCGATATCAATCGTAATGTGTAGCAAAAACTAATATCAACTTAGACTGCTTTAAGCGGTCTTTTTTTATGAGTAATCGAAAATGGTCGCAAGTACAGATTATCAATTTATCTGTAGTGAAAACTACAATGCACCAAGCCTAGGTAATGCATGGGGTGTTCTGATTAATGTCCTCGATAGTTGTCTTGTCAACGGTCTAACACTTCCTGCAATTAATAACGTCACCAGTTCAGGTTCTCAGTTGACGATTACATTTACAACCAATCATCAACTGAAGATGTTTCAAGTTCTAAGACTCAGTGGCTTTGTTCCCACTGGTCTAAATGGTGATTTTCGGATTGTCGGGGTTCCAAACGCGGCAGCCGTTGTCATCGAGAGTACTGTAACCACAGTGACAACGATAGGAAATGCAATTCTGAAACCGCTGGGATATGAAAAATCATTTGCAGGCCCCAATAAGGCCGTTTATCGAGATAAAAATGTCAGTGCTGTTTATCGCCCATTTTTAAGAGTTGATAATAGTCTCGACCCAATTTATTCGGATAGCTATGCCGCCAAATACGCCAAAGTGGGTGTACTTGAAAATTGTGCTGGGATTGATGATCTGTCTTCGACGCAGATTCCATTTGATGCTAATAATCCGACTAAAAACTGGGTGGGGATGGGTTCTGGTTCGAGTGCTTATGCGGGATGGGCTAAATGGTACTATGCTAGG